TGCTTCAGCAGCAGGAAGAGTAATATTAGCTAAAAGAGAAGGTGGGTATGGTAATTTAGTTGAAATAGATTCGGGTAATGGTATAGTTACTAAGTTTGGGCATTTGAATAGTATTTTGGTTTCTGTAAATCAAATAGTAGAACAAGGAGAGGTAATAGGAACGATTGGTAATACAGGAAATTCAACTGGTAATCATTTACATTATGAGATTTTGAATAAGAATAAGAGTATGAATCCTTATATATTTTATTAATGAATAAAAATAAAGATTTATATCAGAACATTCTGGGGACGGCAATAGGAGTAATACTTGTGGTAATGCTTTATTTACTTTTTACAGTTACCATCCCACAGGATAATATGAATATATTGCTTTTAATAATTGGTGCTCTTATTAGTTCCTTTACTACGGTGGTTCAGTATTACTTTGGATCGAGTAAAGGGTCAGCAGATAAGGATAAAATTATAAGAGATAAGGAGGACTAAATGGAAAGGATGAAACATAGCGGTACTGATCTTGCTGAAGCCATGGATACGGAGAAAAAGTTGACAACCATAATTAAGCAATTCCTAGTAGAAGGACATGAAGTTTATTTAAACGTAGTATAATATGGAAAGACATAAAATTCCCGAAGGCAAATCCGCAGGAGCTAAGATTGCGAATTTACAAGTTCTCAATGAGATGGTAGGGCGAATGATGCTAGCCACTCAGATGGGATTACAGTATGGAGGAGATCGAGATATATACCAGGCATTAGGATATAAAACTGAGTTAGTCTTTGAGGATTACTATAATAAATATCTACGTCAGGATATAGCAAAAGCCATTATAGACCGTCCTATAAAGTCTACTTGGCAAGGTCCATTGCTTCTTTTAGAATCTCAACAAGCGGAGGATACGGAATTTGAAAAGGCGTGGATAGAACTAGATCGGGAATTGGGTATGAAGAGCCGATTTGCTAGAGTAGATAAGCTCACTAGTATAGGGAGATATGGATTATTATTACTTGGATTGGATGACGTAAAGAAAACCGATGATTTTATCAAGCCTGTTTCTACTACGGGAGAAAAAGAATTGTTATATGTAAAATCATTTGGAGAAAAAACTGCGGGTTATGAAGGAATAGAATTTGAAATAGATCCAAGGAATCCCCGTTATGGACTGCCTAAGATATATACGCTTCAAATTCAGGACGTAGCTACTAAAAGTTTATCTACCATTAAAGTTCATCATACGAGAGTAATACACATTACTCAGGATAATTTGGAATCCGAAGTATTCGGTACGCCTACTTTGGAAGCCGTATTCAATCGTTTATACGATTTGGAGAAGTTAATAGGGGGAGATGCCGAAATGTTTTGGAGAGGTGCTCGCCCTGGTTATACGGGTAAGTTAGATCCAGAGTATAAAATGGACGAACAAACCAAAAAGGAGTTAAAGGAGCAGATTGATGAATACGAAAACAACCTGCGTAGGATACTTATAAACGAGGGAGTAGACCTCCAAGCCCTGGCTCAACAAATCGCCGATCCATCAAATCACGTAGACGTGGTAATACAGATGATTTCCGCAGTTACAGGTATTCCGAAGAGGGTACTTACAGGTAGCGAACGAGGAGAGCTTGCAAGTACGCAGGATACGTCAGAGTGGAAGGAATACGTACAGGCTCGTAGGGAAGATCACGCAGAGCCTCATATCGTGCGTCCTTTTATAGATCGTTTAATAGAATTAAAGTTATTGCCCGAACCTGCCGAAGATTACATGGTCAAGTGGTCTGAGTTATATTCTCAGAGCGAAAAATCAAAAGTCGAGATCGGTAAAGGTCGGGCAAATGCATTGAGGGAATATACTTCCAATCCTATTGCTATGGAAGTTATTCCTCCCGATATATTCAATGAATTCTTCCTTGGATTCGACGCAGAGCAAGTCACGCTGATTACTAAGATGCGGGATAATGCTATCTCGGAAGAGGAATTGAATAAAGCTATTATGGATATAGTTAATCCTCCACCTCCACCAGTAATGGCTCCTGCCCCTGGAAAATCTGGAAAAGCTCCTAATGGTAAACCCGTAGCTAAAACGAAACAATTCTCCAAAGGTACTACAAAAATACCCGCATGAGTGAAGTAGCCACATATACCGAAAAGCAACGTAAGAACTATGATCCTACGCACACAACTATGTTACGGGATGCCTTTGCCCGTGATATGCGTATTCGGTTTAAGGAACTTATGTTAGTGGTTAAGAAATCGGTTGCGGATAACGATTGTTTTGGATTGAGTGAAAAGAAACATATAGTAGTTTTGCAAATGACACCCGCAGCATCTAACGCTTTCGCTTTCGCCCGTAGCGATGCTAAGTTGGAAGCCTTTATGAAATGGTTAAATAAACAGGTAGAGAATGGAATATTAACAGTAGAAGAGGCTACTCAGATAGGAACGGGGTTTGTTTCGTCTTGGACTAATAAATATTTAACTGATTCTTATAAACGTGGCATTATACGAGCTAGGTATGAAATGCTTTTAGCAGGGTACGTCGTTCCTGCGATAGAAGAGAGTGGGGGAATTATGGCGGTAATGGGTTTACCTATGCACGTAGACCGCTTGGGATTAATCTATACGAGAGCATATAACGAATTAAAAGGCGTGACAAATGCGATGGACCAAGCAATTAGTCGTATATTAGCCCAAGGATTAGCAGATGGAGACAATCCGATATTATTAGCAAGGAAATTAGTGGCTACAATTAATGGAGAGGGTTTGGGCGAATTAGGATTAACCGATTCTTTGGGGAGGTATATATCACCTATGCGTAGAGCGGAAATGATCGCCCGTACGGAAACTATACGAGCACACCATCTAGCTACCATACAAGAATATCGTAACTGGGGAGTGTTGGGGATAAAAGTTAAGGGGGAGTGGAAAACCGCTGGAGACGAACGGGTATGCCCTTATTGTGAAAGTATGGAGGGACGAGTATTTACACTGGATGAAATAGAACCTATGATACCAGCTCACCCTATGTGTCGGTGCATAGCATTACCATATATAGAAAATTAAAAATAGGAGGATAGAATTATGCCATGGACAGTCAAAGATGTGGAAAGCCACAAAAAGGGACTTACCGATAAGCAAAAAAAGCAATGGGTAAGGATAGCCAATTCTGTATTGGCTAGGTGTATAGCCAAAGGAGGAACGGACGAATCGTGTGCTCCAGAGGCTATTAAACAGGCTAACGGGGTAGTAAATGCTAATAGTACATATTCTATATACAAGAATAAACGGGTATTGGATTATGAGGTTAAATTAGCGGTACATCAGGAGAAACCCCACTTAGTTATCCCTGTAACTATGATCGTCGAAGGAGTATTAAACGGAAATCAAGGTCCACTGCTTCATTTAGCAGAAGAGTTTGGTCGTATTCCTGATGCATGGAATGGTATTCCTATCGTCATAGATCATCCAGAAGAAGGAGGGGTAGCGGTATCGGCAAATTCTCCAGAGATAATAGATAGTCGTACGGTGGGACGGGTATACAATACCAAACTATCAGAAAATAGTCTTAAGTCTGAGGCTTGGTTAGACGAAGAAAAGCTAAACGAAATATCACCAGGGACTTTGGAAGAGATTAATGCTCGTAAGGCTATTGAGGTTAGTGTAGGCGTATTTACCGACAATGAAGATGCTGAAGGGGACTGGAATGGTAAAGAGTATGCTCAAATAGCCCATAACCACCGTCCAGATCATCTTGCGATATTACCGAATGCTAAAGGAGCTTGTTCGGTAGAAGATGGATGTGGATTAGGAGTTAATGAAGTTGAATTTACTTTTAAAGGAGATACTTTACTAGGAATCCTCAAGAAAGTAAATCGTTCAGGATATTCGGTAAGTAAAATAGGAGCTTTCCAAGAGGATGTCGAGGAAGAGGATGATGCTGATGAAGTAGGGTATAACTCCCTAATGCAAGCCGTTTATTCAGCCCTTAACTCTATGGGTAGCGAGGGACATTGGTATTATCTAGAGGAATGTTACTATGATTATCTGATCTATTCCGAAAGCGGAATGAAGACGGATAACAAAATGTATAAGCAGGGTTACGAGTTCAAAAGCGGGAAAATTGAGCTAACAGGAACTCCTGTCGAAGTCCACAAAGAAGTGGCATACGTGGTCAATAAGACTATGACCAGAAATAAAGTTAATGTTAATTTAAAAAAGGAGGTTGAAATGGCAGAAAACTGCACCCCCTGCATTAAGAAGAAAGTCGATGAACTGATCGCAAACGGTCAGGGTAGATGGACGGAAAGTGACAGGGAATTTCTTCAGGCTTTGGACGAGAAAAGGTTGGATCAACTAGCTCCCGTGGTAAAAGAAGTCGAGAAGATTGTCGAAAAAGAAGTTCAGGTTAATGTGCTTTCAGAGGAAGATAGGAATGCTTTGGCTACCTATAAAGCTGAACAGAAAGCAAAACGTGAACAGTTGATTACTGATATACAGACCAATACTTCGGTAGAAATATGGCCTGTGGAAACTCTCAATGGTATGACCGATGACGTCCTAAAAAGACTTTTCGAGTCAACGAAAAAAGTAGAAGTTGGAGATTATTCGCTAAACGGCGGTATGCCTGTAAATACCAATGCTGGTGGAATTGAGCCTCTGCTTCCTGCTGGAATGGAATTTGAAACAGCTAAATAAGGAGGAAAGAAAATGGCTTACAACACAATTAAACTGAAAAAGTACCTCGATGTAATCGAAGAGTACGCTGCTGCTGCTACCTTATATCCAGGAAATCTCTTGGAAATAACTAGCGCAGGCACCGTGCAAAAGCATAGTGGAGCTGGTAAAACCGCTCCTTGCTTGTTTGCACTCGAAGATGCTCTGCAGGGCAAAACCATTGCGGATGCATATTCTGCTGGGGATAAAGTACAGGTATGGGTTGCTGTACCTGGTGAAATCGTTTATGCTCGGTTAGCCGATGAGGAAACCGTAGTCATAGGGGATTTTGTAGAATCTAATGGATCAGGACAGCTCCGCAAGGTAGCCCGTTCTGCTGAAAGTTGGGAATCTGCCGACTCACAGACTGCTAAATCGTTATACGATAAGCACGTTGTTGGTCAAGTACTTGCCGCCCTGGATACTACGTCACTGTCTACCGATGAGTCTGAGGCTCGTCCTACAGAACAGTTTGTAAAAATAAGGATTGTCTAACGCTAAAAAGAGAATAGAAATGGAAAATTTGAATGTAGATATTGTTGCGAATGGACAAGCCTTTGGAGATGTTGGTCATGTTTTACAGAACAACGGTAGACTTGATCTAGGTAAGATGCGTCCATTCTTGGCACAGGATAAGACTGGTAAATGGGGTGCCTATATGACCGTTTACCGTGGGGGCGATGTTAAGAAACCTGCTAACTGGCAGACCGTTCCCCTGAACATCAACGCTGGAACTCTCCGTAGGGACGAGTGGAAAAAGCTTGATGATGCTGTTTACGAAGTTTCTCGTCAGAGACTTGGCGGATGGGATGATGTAATCTCTAAAGGTCTTGTTTATAATCTTGCTAACGGTATGGGAACAACCATGCTGGAATGGCATGATATAAGTGAGGGTGGAAACGCCGTAATGACGATGGATGGAGTAACGAGAGGTCTGAACGACCGTATTCAGTATAAGTATAACTATTTACCAATCCCGATAATTCATTCGGATTATGAGATTAACGCTAGGGAACTGGCTACCTCTCGTAATATGGGAAATGGTTTGGATACTACTATGGCAGAACGTGCTGCTCATAGGATTATGGAGTTCAAAGAAGATATGCTGTTTACTGATACTACTTATGCTTACGGGGAACTGGACGCTAGAAGTAGGAACAAGATTTACAGCTACTTGAACTTCCCTGATCGTAACACCGTTTCGATAGGAACGCATTGGGACGATCTGGATGTCGATTCAGAAGCCTCTACAGGTGGAAGTAAAATACTGGAGGATGTTTTCAAGATGAAACAGGCTAGTATGAGTGCCTACCACTATGGTCCATGGACACTGTATATTCCGTCTGCTTACGAACTGGTCATAGATAGGGATTATGACAGGACTACTCCTGGCAAAACTATCCGTGAAAGAATGCTGCAGATAGCTGGTATTACTGCTATTAAAGTTATTGACAGGCTTCCTGCTAATAACGTACTTTTAGTACAGTTGACCAGCGATGTAGTTCGTATCGTTCGTGGTATGGGTATGCAGAATATCGAGTGGAATACTGAAGGTAATATGATTACCAAATACAAAGTGATGACCATTGAAGTTCCTCAGTTACGTTCTGATCAGAACGGTAAGTGTGGTATTGTTCATATGGCATAAATAAAATTGTCTAATCAAGACATTTCATTTAAATTAAAAAATTATGGAAAGAAATAGTAGTGAAAGGATTCGTTGGAAAAAAATAGGAGGTGGTTCATTAACATTGCTTGGAAAGTTTATCAAACCTAATGATATATTTACCGCTTATCCTCATCAAATACCTAAACAATTCAGAGATGTTATTATACCTTTGGATGAAATTAGGGAGCAGTCAGTTCCTAAAGTAGAACCTATAAAAACTACTTATAAAGTAGTTCCTAGAGGAGCTAGTAAATCTATGTTTGACGTAGTGAACGAGGCAGTTACTAATGAAGAAGGCATACCCAAACGTATTAACGATAAACCTCTTACAAAAGAAGTGGCGGAACAACTTATTCAAGACTTGGCAAAATGATATGGAGTGTCCCTAGAATGTGGGCAGGAGGAGATGTTTGGATACTTGGGGGAGGTCCATCAGTACCTAAACAATTTAGTATTCCCGAATCGTTGGTACATGCGGTTGTAGCAGGGACTTCTCCGCCAAGCGTCTATTCTCCTTATATGTCTTTTTTACACGACAAACATGTTATAGGGATAAATGTAGCGTATTATATTGGAGATTGGATAGATATGGTATTTTTTGGGGATGGTTCTTTCTTTACAAAGCATAAAGATAATCTCGCTCGATTTCCTGGACTAAAAGTATCGTGTGATCCTAATTGTAATAAAATACCATGGATTAAATATCTAGTGAGAGATACTTCTCATCCCAAAGGAATTTCTATTAAAGCGGGAGCAGTTAGTTGGAATTGTAATAGTGGATCTGCAGCTATAAGTGTAGCTGTACAGGCAGGAGCAAAAAGAATTATACTTTTAGGTTTTGATATGAGTTTGGATAATAATATACAACATTGGCATAATATGTATGGGAAGCCTACTGATCCTAAGACGGTATCAAAATCATTATTAACATTTGCTAGTCATTTATCGGGATTTCCTGTAATTGCACAAGATGCTAAGAGATTAGGAGTGGAAATTATAAATGCTTCTCCTAATAGTACTATTCCACAATTTCCTAAGTTTTCTGTAAAGGAATTGATAAATAATACGTAATGAATACGATACGATTAATGGGTGGATTAGGTAATCAAATGTTTCAGTATGCTTTAGGGAGAGTCCAGCAAGAACATGGTATAGAGGTTCTCTATGATCTTACCTGGTTTGATCGTGGAAGGATTCCTAAAAGATTATATACTTTAGATAAGTTTGAAATTAGTATATCTACTACATATAGAGGTAGGAATGGGTATCATAAATATGTAACGGATAAGAAAAAAGGTATATTAGACCTGGATTTACTTTTATTGGATAATACTTATTTTGAAGGATATTGGCAATACTTAGCTTATTACAAGGATTATTTACCTATATTTGAGAAAGAATTTAGGGTTAAACCAGAGTTTTATTCTAAGGAATATATTTACTGGAGGGATCAAATTAAAACTCGTATTGAATCAGTAGCGATTCATGTACGTAGGGGAGATTACATAGGACATAATGGTTTTCACGAACTTCCTTTCTCTTATTATTTAGAGGCTTTGCAGAATACTCCAGGCAGTATATTTATATTTAGTGACGATATTCCTTGGTGTAAAGATACTTTTAAAGAAAGTTATTTTGATCGGGATGTAAATTTTGTACATTGTAAAGATTATTTGGATTTAGAATTAATGAGTTTTTGTAATCATAATATTATTTCTCATAGTACATTTAGTTGGTGGTCGGCTATGCTAAATAGAAAGGATAATAAAAAAGTAGTTGCTCCCAAGTATTGGATTACCCTTGAAAAAGATAGAGCTACTTACGATAGTAAACTTCACTATCCTGAGCAGTGGATTAAGATATAAGTAATGTATGATATATTAATTACAGTAGCAGAAAAAGATTTTAACAAACTACGGTTTGTTATAAAATCTATTTATACTAATCTAGAAGGATTTAAAGACATTATAGTTATAGCAAACACTACTTTGCCCTATCGTTATCGTATATCTAGTATAAAGTACCTTACGGATAACGATATGTTTTACGTTGATCCCGCATTGTTTGAAGGCTACGCAATTAAAAGACGAGGTTGGTATATACAACAATTTATTAAACTCTTTCAACAAGTAACCTCTGATGAATATTTAGTAGTAGATGCCGACGTTTATTTCAATAGGAAGGTTGAAGTTATAAAGGATGGTATTCCTGTATTTTTATTAGGAAAGGAGCAATATCATAAACCTTATTTTATGTATACTGATATGATGTTTGGTTTTGATAGAGTTTATCCTTACTCGTTTATTAATGAGGTTATGTATTTTAAACGGGAATATATAGAACATATGGTAGCTTCCAAAGAGATGAAAACGTCTGATTTTATAAAAGATTCTATTAATATTATAAATTTTATTAATCACCCTACTTCTAGTTTTTCTGAATATGAAACCTATGGTAATTATGTAACTAAGTATTTTCCAAACGCTTATACTTATCAGTATATAAAAACGCATTCCGTAGGAGTAAAACGTATTTGGGAAGAATTTGAAGTTCATCGTTTTATAAATAAGTTTGAAGGTCAGGATTATGATAAATTAGCTTTACATACATGGTTGTAGTATTGTTTCATAGTGGTAGGGGAGCATTACCTGAATATCAGGAGAGTATGTTTAAACAACTACGGGTGTTTAATCCTACTATACCCGTGTATTTTTTAACAGACACCGAATTTTTAAATGATCCTATGTTTGAGAAATATTCAATAAAAGTAATAGATAAGGAAGGTTATTATGGAGTCAAGGTAGATTCTTTAGAAAGAATGTATGGTAGGAAACCTAATGATTTTTGGATGATAACTACTACTAGGTTTATTTATATAGAAAATTTTATACGGGAACGAGGTTTGATAGATATATATCATTTTGAAAACGATGTTATGGTTTATTACGATATACAGACTTTACATAATATGTTTTCCGCTTTATATCCTAATTTAGCGATTACCGTTGGAGGACCAGATAAAGCTATAACTGGATTTATGTATATTAAGAATTATCAAGCACTATGGAGTATGACACATTTCTTTGTTAATTTATTACGTAGATATGGACTAAAGGCGACTAAAGCCAAGTTTGGTATGGATATGGTAAATGAGATGACTTTAATGAAAGTTTACCATACTATGTTTCCTAAAAGGATGCCTTCCTTACCTATCCTACCTTTTGGGGAATGGAGTAAAGCGTATTTTTATTTTGATTCTATTTTTGATCCTGCTTCGTATGGGATGTTTGTAGGAGGAAATGCTCAAGAGAAAACTCCTGGTTGTAAACCAAAGGATCATTACATAGGACAATTATTAATAGAACATCCAGAGTACGAAGTTATTTGGAAAGAGGACGAGGAAAAGAGAAAAATACCTTATTTTAAGTATAATGGTAAAGAGGTTAAAATAAATAATTTGCATATACATTCTAAGAATTTACATTTATATTTAAGTTAATGGGTTCTTATTTGGAACATACGTTTGTTAAGCATATAGATCAAAAATCTATTAATACTATAATAGAATGTGGTAGTAGAGATTGTTTGGATGCTATTGCTATGAATGAGTTTTATGTTCCTAATATTATATATGCCTTTGAATGTAATCCAGAATCTATATACGTTTGTAAAGAAAATATTAAAGGTATAAAAAACATTAAGTTAATTACCAAAGCGGTACACAAAGATAATGGTAAAGTCGTTTTTTTCCCTACGGATATGGAAGCCTCTTTGGATAAGAATATAGGAGCATCTTCTTTACTTTGGCATAGGGATAATGAGAAAGAATTCAAGCAGAAAAGAATTGAGGTAGAAGGTATTCGATTAGATACTTTTATGGAAAAGCGTAATATATCTAAAGTAGATTTACTATGTATGGATCTTCAGGGAGCGGAATATTTAGCGATAGAAGGGTTGGGAAAACGAATTAAGGATGTGCATTATCTTATTACTGAAGTAGCTTTTCGTAGTTTCTACCACAAGGATAAATTAGCGGAGGATATTGTACGGTTATTGGATCATAGAGGATTTAAGTTTATATCTTCTAATCATGATATAAATAGTCATAGCGGATTTGGAGATGCTTTATTTTTAAATAAAAATTATGGATTGGATACAAGGTGAACGGTTTATAGGATTGGCGGACAATAAGAAAATTTTCTATTGCCATACATACGACGTACCTGGATTTTTACATCACCCACCAAAAGATGAATTTATTCTTATCTCCCATAATGGGGATCATTGTATTCATATTGGTTATAAAGTACCTAATAATTTAATACATTGGTTCGCTCAGAATGTTAATCGCTCCCATCCTAAAATAGAATCTATTCCTATTGGTTTAGAGAATAACAAATGGTTCCCTAATCTAAAGAAAAGAGAGAAGATGGAAGCGAAGTTACGTACAAATAAGCACTTTCATAATCTTGTCTATATGTGTCATACAATAGATACTAATTTTAAAGAGCGAAAAGTTTTATATGAAATGTTCGATGAAACCCCTTGGATTACAACCCATAGGAAGGAATTTTTTGATGATTATTTGGATAATTTATATAATCATACCTTTATGATTAGTCCCGCTGGTAATGGTTTAGATACGGTAAGAACTTGGGAATGTTTATATATGGGAACCTATCCTATCGAGAAACGGAATATTAATAATCAATTTTATACTGATCTTCCAATATGTTTTGTAGATAATTGGGAGGAGATAACTGAAGAATTTTTAGATAACTGGTTGGTAGAAAATGCTAATAAAGAATGGAATATGGATAAAATATATTTTGAATATTGGAAAAATAAAATTTTAAATTATGATAAATGATCGTTATTTAAGGTACGTACAAGAACCGTATAAATTATCCTACATTTCTTATATGAAAGGAGAACCTATTCATGCTTATAGTTCTCACCAACCTGTATTAATTCATATGTTAAATACTATTACCGAAGGGGATGTATTAGAATTTGGTATGGGTCATCATAGTACTCCTATCATGCATATTATTTGTACTATGCAAGATCGTAGTTTATTGAGTATAGATACAGATAAAATATGGTTTCGTAAATTTACTCGTTATATCTATGGGAAGCATACTGCAATGCATATAAATAAAAATGTACTTCTAGAACCATATCACGAATTTTATAAAGGAAAATATTCTATTATTTTTGTAGATGGAGCACCGGCAGAGATACGTCAACCTTTTATTGATGAGGTTCAGAACATAACGGATTATTTAATTGTTCACGATTCCGAGAGTATACCAAACGGAGTAGACGATGCATACCATTATAACTTCTCTATGTTTAAACATGTATTACATTTTAAAGGAGGACTTGCCCCTGGAACATCGGTACTTTCTAATTTAGATAAAATTGATGAGCGAATATTGGAAGTTTTTAAACAATGAATGAGCAAAGGACAATAGTATTGGTTTTACGTAGCGGAGGTGATTTTTCATTTCAGGACGTAGAACTTATTGTTGGGCATATCATTTCTAAATGGAGATCAAAAATACTTCCCCGAATTATTTGTTTATGGGATCAAGCTTCTATGGAATACGATTTAGGGAATATACATTTAATTCCGCTTATTAACAATTTACCAGGAACGTGGGCTAGAATACAGTTGTACAGTCCTGAAATGGAAAAATATCGTCCTTTTCTATACGTAGATTTAGATACGGCTATTATACAATCTCTAGAAAATATATTTGATTTAATTACAGATCCAACTCAATTTATTACTTTGGAAGACTTTTGGCAAAAAGGTAAATTAGCAACTCCTTTAGTTTGGTTCCCTGTTAATTGTGCTAAGATAACGAAAGTTTATACTGCGTTTAGAAAGCCAGAAGGATTTCGTATGGATTACTTTTTACAAAAGCATATTAAGGCTGATAGGTTTTGGCAACAAATGACTAATTTTATAATTGATTTTAAATCAAATAAGAATGATTTGTTAATGGATTTACCTAAAGATACAATATTGGTATGTTTTCACGGTAAACCTCGTATCTATACGGCAGCAGGATATATACCTTGGGTTCGTATTTACGTAGGAACAAATTACGTTGCACCTACACTTGCTAATAAGGTTACGGTAATAATACCCTATAAAATAGATCGAGGATGGCTTAAAGACGCTGTAAACAGTGTTCCTAAAGGAGTTCAACTTTTAATAAGTCAGGGAGAGGGTAATTGGCCAGAGAATTTTAATAAGGTTTGGGCTCAAGTAGAAGGTGAATATATTCGTTGGTTACACGAGGATGATATGTTGACTTCTAATAGTATATCCGATTCGGTGAATGCTATGGATGATCGAGACGTAGATTTTATACACGGCAATGCTATTGAAATATATCAAGGTACCAATAGAAGGAAATTTTGGAGGCCACGAACTCCTTATCCTACTGTAAAGGATATGCTTCAGAGAAATAGATTACATAGTGCTACTATGATGTATCGTAAAAGCGTATTTGATAAAGTAGGGTTATTAGATGAAACATTGACCCTTTCGGAAGAATATGAATTTAATATTCGTTGTTTAAAAGCAGGATTAAAGTTAGGTTATTGTGATTCTTTTTTAGCGTATTATCGTAGGCACGCACAACAGAAAGTACGACTATTAAAAAAACTAGATATATTAAAAGAGCATAATTTACTTTTAAAGCGATACGTATGACAGATAAATTACCTATATTAGTAACTGGTTGTGCCAGAAGTGGAACTAGCTCCATCGCAGGAATAATTAATATATGTGGTGCTTTTGGAGGAAATATGGCCGTGGGGAAAAGTAATAGTCGGGGAATGTTTGAAAATAGTAGAATTAGAAATACTTTGGTAAAACCTTATTTATTACGTATGGGAGCTGATCCAGAAGGGCAATATCCTTTACCCTTTTCTATTTCTATTCCTACTATTTGGAAGCAAGAAGTAGATCAAATTATAATAAGTGAAGGCTATAAGGGGGGTGATTGGATGTATAAGGACACCCGAATGGGTCTTATGTGGAAAGTATGGAATTATGCTTATCCTAATGCGAAATGGGTTATCGTACGTAGGCGTACGGGAGATGTAATACAATCATGTATTAAAACAGGTTTTATGAAAGCCTTTAAGAATCAGGATAATTTAAAAGCAATAAATTTAGATTCAGAAGAAAAGGCGTGGTTATGGTGGATTCACGAATACGAAAAACGGTTTACCGAGATGGTAATGGAAGGGGTGAATAGTAAAATTGTTTGGCCAGAGCGTATGATAGATGGAGATTTTAGGCAATTATATGAACTTATAGAGTGGTTAGGGTTAAAATGGAATCCTGAAGCTATGACACTTATTGAATCTTTATTATGGGGAAATAAACAAAAAAGAAAGGAGGCTACATATGGCACGGGTAACGTCGGATGAAGTAAAGGAAATTCTAAAGAGTTCTGCTTTAACGGGAGATCAGATTGACCCGTTTATACTAGGAGCGCATCTATATGTTAATAAAGTATATGCAGATGATACCTCTATGGGAAAAACCCTATTAAGGGAAATAGAGAGATGGTTTACGGCACATATGATAGCTAGTAGCATAGAACGTACCACTACTGACGAAAAGATAGGGGATGCTGCGGTTATTTATACGGGTAAGTTTGGAGAGGGTTTGAAATCTACACCGTATGGACAAATGGTATTACAACTAGATGTTTCGGGACTAATGTCTAGAGCTACGGGTAAACAACCAGCAAATATAACGGCTATAACAAGCTTTGACGAATGAGTATAGGAACTTTTATAAACGGAGCATGTACCCAAAGAGCGGTCTATTGGGGAAGTCCAGTGGATGACGGGTACGGAGGGAGAACCTACGCTGATCCTGTAGAGATCGCTTGTCGTTGGGAGGATGTGGTTCAAATATCGGGAACCATTACTGCCGTTCAATTAGTAGGTTTTACCGAAGTGTCTAGAGCGGTGGTATTTGTTACTCAGGACGTAGATGAGAATGGGATAATATATAATGGTACTTTAGAATCCCTGTCTGCGTATATGGGAAGTGATGGGGAACTAGTTCCCGCAGACGTTCCCGACACGGCTAATATTCATATTATAAAGCGATTTTATAAAGTCCCTGCGTTAGGTTCGACCACTGAGTTTTTACGGAAAGCGTTTTTAACACCTTGGCTATCATGAGAATAGTAGGAGTAAGAGGCATAGAAAAGGTAATGAGAGGTCTTAATAGAGAGCTACGGACTTTCAAGTATGTCTCTGTAGCAGGACTGGTAAAGGCTACAGCAGTAATTCGTAACGCTACTGAAAGCCAACCACCCCTTACTCCTGTAGATATAGGAAACTTGAAAGCTAGTTGGTTAGTGGTTACTTCTAGAGGAGATATTAGAGTAGGGCGTAGTCCTGCTTTTAAAGCTGCTCGCAGAAAAAGAAAAGGAGAAGGTAGACCTAGAAAAGTGGATATAGAAGCATTACGTAGGAATCATACTATGACTATAACTAATGCACAATCGAAAGCTATGTCATATGGATACCCTGCCGTTACGTTCGGGTATAGTGCTAACTACGCTTCCATAGTACACGATAAGCAGGGAGTAGCTCATTGGAGTAGAGCAGGTTCTGGAGAGCAATGGTTCTTACGGGCTTTGGAACGGAATAAAGGATTGATGCTAAGTAAGATAGCGAATTCAAGTAGAATACCAAAAAGGAGAGGATCAAATAAATGAACGCACCTTCAGTAGATATAGCAGCGATGCTTACCGCCGATTCTAGTTTAAATCTAGTAATCGCTACGAATATGTTCATAGGAAAAGAACCCGTAGCACCTCATAATAGTATCACTATATTAGATATGGAAGGTCGTGCCCCTCAACTTACATACGCTGGACAAGGGGAGGCGTATTATTATCCCTTGATACAAATCCGAGTACGAAATAAAGATTATCGTACTGGATGGAATTTAACACATAATATAATGGAATCGTTACACGGTCGTGCAGGCGAAACGTGGAATGATGCTTTATATACAGTTATCTACTGTTCTGGTGGACCCGCTCTACTGGATTGGGATGATAACGAATTGGTAACTTTTATTGTTAATTTTAACTTACAGAGGCGTCCAAGTACGGATTCTTCTGGTAATTAAAAAAGGAGGTAAGATTATGGCAAGTTTGGCAGTGTCTGGTGTAGGTAGTCAATTTCTAAAGGGATCTGCTGCGTTAGCGGAGATTACTAATATCACTGGACCATCTATGACTAGGGATTTCATCGATGTTACATCGTTGGATTCTGAAGATGGCTACCGAGAGTTTATTACGGGATTTAGAGATGCGGGAACGATCTCTCTTAATATGAACTTTACGGAAGACAGTTATGCGGTAATAAAATTGGACTTTGAAAGTCCTGTTGCACAGACCTACTCGGTTATATTAGGTAATTTGGAAAATACTACCTTTACGTTCCAGGGTTTGGTCACAGAATGTCCTTTAACTATTCCTGTGGATGATAAAATATCCGTGGATGTAACTATCAAAATTACTGGAAAGGTAACTATGGTAGGTGTGGATAGTTCTGGTTCGTAATTTTTTCAAACCTAATCAAGGATTTTTTTTATTATAAACAATTAAATACAAACTAATCATGGGAAATTTTTTAGATCGTGCAAAACTTTTGCAAAAAGAAGAAATTAAAATCTTAAAGGTAGATTTACCGAGTGGAGATTTTGTTTATGTACGGCAGATGTCTGGACGGGAACGGGATCAATTCGAGCAGTCCTTACTGAAATCAGTAAAGAACGCTAAAGGGGAAACAACTTTTGAACAATCATTAGATGATTTTAGGGCAAAATTAGCCGTAGCATCTCTTTGTGATGAACAAGGAAATTATCTTTTAGTCGCTAGGGATATTCCAATGTTGAGTCAGAATATGACGGCTACTTCGTTGGATAAGATTGTAACGGAATCTCAGAAACTTAATAGTATATCAGAAACGGATAAGGAGAATTTAGTAAAAAACTCCGTAGCCGACCAAGTCGGCAATTCCAATTCCGTCTCTGCAGAGAATTAGGTGTAGAGCATCCTGATCGCCTAATAGACGATCAGATAGAGGTTTACCATATTTTTAGTATTCCTTTTATGTGGAAAAAGAAAAAAGGGCTAACTATGGATCAACTCTTAGAATGGGAAGCGTATGATAGATTAGATCCAATAGGTACTTGGAGGGAGGATTTTAGGATGGCTTGTTTAGCATCTGTGATATCAAATTTGGCGATAAGGATTAATACCAAGAATGGTAAATTAACCAACATTGGAGATTTTATGCCTAATTGGGATCAGGGTGATAAGTCCTCTGAGCAAAAACAAACTCCAGACCAGATGAAAAAAGTACTTCTAGACATAGCTAATTCCATAAATAAGAAGATTGAAAGTAAAGAGCGTAAAAAACCTAATACCAATAAGTGATGGCTGACATAGGTACTTTGACAGTTACGTTAGCAGTGGATGATAAGGGACTTATGGCTGCTAGAATATCCTTGATGAATCTAAATAAAAGTATTCAGGGTACTTCAAAAAAGGCTGCTGATCTGGCTACTCGTATGCAAACAATGGGTCGTCGTATGATGAACTTTTATAGTTTCGGTTATCGAGCGACTATGATGCTAACCGTTCCTTTGATATTGGCGGGTAGGGCAGCTTTCAAATTAGCGAAGGACTTCGATGCAGCGATGAATAAAATTGTAGGTTTAGTAGGGATTGCTAGAGAGGAGATGGAGAAATGGAAAGGGGAGATTTTAACAATGGCTCCTGTAGTAGGTAGATCTCCTAAAGAGCTTGCCGATGCTTTATATTTTGTTACCTCTGCTGGTTTTAAATCATCGGAGGCTCTTAAGATAGTTCAACAATCAGCTATGGCTGCAGCAGCAGGTCTAGGAGAAACTTCCGATATTGCACAGGTAGTTACCTCTGCTATGAATGCTTATAGAAAAGAGGGACTAACTGCTGCAAGGTCAGTCGATATTCTCGTAGCAGCCGTTCGAGAAGGTAAAGCGGAAGCACCCGGATTCGCCTCTGCTATTGGTCAGGTAATTCCTATCGCTGCAGAGCTAGGAGTTTCTTTCGATCAGGTAGCAGGAGCGATGGCTTCCATGACCTTGACGGGTTCTAGTGCAGCCAACGCAGCAGTATATTTAAAGGGTATACTCAATGTACTTATAGATCCAGCTACGGAAACAGAGACTTTATTACGTAAAATGGGAACATCGGCAAACCACTTACGTAATACTCTCAAAGGGCAAGGACTTATGGCTACCCTTCAGGAGATACGGGTACTAACCGAGAAATGGGGAACTAGTATTGCCGGACGGGTATTTCCCAATATCCGAGCTTTAATAGGTTATTTATCTTTGACGGGAGAGAATCTAGAGTATAATATGGGTGTAATGGCACGGGTTAAGAACTCCTATGGTGATGCAGCAGTAGCTTTTAAAGAGGCAGGACAGTCTATACAACAGCGTTGGAATGTAGCCGTAGCGAAAGGACAGGTCGCAACAATCACTTTAGGTAAAGCTATTTCTAATACACTTTTACCTATGTTTGAATGGTTAATGAAACTTGTTGCTAGAGTAGGCAAGAGTTTTGATAATTTATCTGAATCCTCTAAAAGACTTATTGTTGTATTTGGAGGAATCCTAGCCGTACTGGGACCATTGAATTTAGCTTTTGCTTTCCTAGTAGGGAATATCTTACCAGGAATTATTCGTGGGTTTGATAAAATAAGTATAGGGATAAAAAGAGTTAAAAATTTATTTGCGGGAATGACTCTGGCTAAATTAGGAGTTTGGGGGTTAATTGCCGCAGCGATTGTGGGTATAGGTATTGCTCTTTCTAAATCCAAAAATAGATTAAATGATTTCCAAGTAGCGGAAAAGAAAGTCAATGGTACTTTATTAGAGGAAGCAGTAGCTCTAAATTATATTTTCAATAGGGCAAAACAAACTACACAAGGTACCATAGAACGTAAGAATGCTATTCAAGATATTAATTCCCGATATGGAGAGTACTTACCCAATTTACTTAAAGAGAAAAGTTCATTAGAAGATATTGCCTCTGCACAAGAGAAAGTTTCAAGATATATGTCTGGTAAAATAAGAATGGAAGGATATATAGAGGCTTTACAGGGTAAGTATAAGGAGAGTGCGGAAGTCTTTACCAAACAAATGGGAGATTTTGCTAGCGTCATACAAAAGACGTATAAGGCAGAAGGTCTTTCCGATTTTATTCAGGAATTATACGATAGGTTAGATACTGTTGTAGAGCAAGGAGGAGGTACTCTTAATAAAAATTCCAAATTATTAGCTCATGAATCCGTGGACATTTGGAATAAGTGGGTAAAAGGAATTTATGAAGCTACAGGAGATATTACATACAGTTGGGATGCTTTTTATAAAAGTCTAAAAAAAGTAGGCATGGTACGTGCGGAGGCTAGTCCTATTATAGCTTTAATGAATGCGGAGATAGAAGCAGCTCGTAAACGTACAGAGGAATTAGAGAAAATAAAAGCAGCACAAGCAGATGCAGAGTATGAAGATCCAATATTACAGAAATGGCGTTTAGACATCCCTACGGAATTAAAAGAAATTGCAGAGAAAGTTAAATACCAAGGAGGGTATTATGATGATGTATCGGAGAGAATCCAGTTATGGGTAGGACATTTGGAAGAGGCTAATATTCGCATAGCCCAAATAAAAGATAGTACGGATTATTTAGATAAACGAGCTTTGGTAGAAATTAATAATAGAGCCAAAGAGTTTGCAGCTAATATATTAGATGTAAAAACAGAGGCATTCGTACGGCAAGTAAAGTTTATAGACGAGCAAGCTAAATTAATGGGTAATGCATTTGAATACAGTGCCGCAAAGTTAGCTTTGGTTGTAGAATACTTGGATGAATTCAAGAAAGGATTGAATACTACAGGAGGGGCAATAAATTATTTGGGTATGACTGGAAAGTTTTTATATGCATACTTACAAGTGTTAGAAGAATTTTTTAAGCAATTTACTTTAGAAAAGATAGTAGAAGAAACTGAGAAGGCGTCAGTAGAATGGATAAATATGCAAAAAGTTTCTGGTAATTTAACGTATTCATTAGAAGAATTAAATGTAAGAATATCTGGGCAGAAAAAATATTTAGCTCAACTTAGTATTTTCTATGCTTTAGGAGCTGTTTCTATGGCTAAGTATAGAGAAGAAGCTGAAAAGTTATATCAATTAGAAAGTACTCAAAATTTAACTACTGCTCAACAGAGTTTACAAACTATTAAAGATATGGCAACTGCCATTGGACCACTAACCGATGGAATGGAAGAATATAGTGCTGTATTGTCCGTAGTAAAGCAAAGACTAGAATTTTTATCTGTAAATAGACAAACAGAGACAGAAGAATTTAAACAGTTAACAGCGCAATATCGTGCTCTTCTTATAGGGGAACAAGTAGCTAATAGGGTATCAGAGGCTATGGGAAATATGTTTGATGTAATTACGGATGGTACTTTAACGGCACAAGAGCGTATGAAGGCAATGGGAGAAGTTATCCATAAAGCAATAATATCACTTTTGCGAGATATTTTAGTAGCTATAACTAAGGCACTTATTCTTAAGGCGGTAATGAGTGCTGTATTTCCTGAGTATGGGGCTACGATGGGAGGAGGAGGAATAGGAGGTATTATAGGAGCAATATTTGGAGGAAAAATGCCGGTTGCTCCTGAATTTGCTAAAGGTGGGGTAGTGCCTCCTGGATACCCAAATGATACATACCAAGCACGACTTACCTCAGGGGAAACTATCTTACCGAAGGGGTTTAATATGGGTCAATTATCTCGTCAAACAATAGAGTTTGAACCCGTAGAGATCGTAATTAAGGATAATACTTTAACAGGATTTTTGCGTAAGGCAACCAAGAAAAATAGTATATACTAATGGAATACGGACTCAAATATCAATCGGATTTTTACAACATTTATGGTAAACTTGTTTCAGTACAAATTGCCAAAATGGATTATGGAGTAGGCGTTACTCAATTACGTACCCAATCCGTGGAGATAGAGGTAAATTATCAGGATGAGAATACTCCTATCATTGGTACGGGAGCCAAGGTAAATATTATAAATACAGGGGCATTTGATTCCTTGGAAGATTTATTAACCTCTACTGAAAAACAATTTAAGTGTTCTATTTTTTATGATAGTCTTTTGGTATTCCAGGGATTCTCTATTTGTGATTTAAACGAACAGCAATTCCTACCTTGGTCAAATATTACTTTACAATTCACCGACTATTTGCATCGTATGGAGAGTGATCTACTGGATTGTTTATCTGCCGTAGGAGAGAGTACCTGTATTATGGAAATGATACAGGAGATGGTTACAAAAATAGATTTAGCTTGTGATTTGTATGTTAATTCTACTTTGTTTGAAACCACTATGGCACAGGGAGCCAGTGATACTTTTGTAGAACAGACGTATGGACAGAATAATATGTTTTTTAGTGATACTATTTCTTATGACAATACATATGATGCTATAAATAAAATACTAAAATCTTTTGGGGCTCATTTATATTTTGCAGACAGTGGTAAATTAATATTAGAACGGTATGATGATGCTACTCGTGATGGGGATTGGGTGTTGTTTGATGATATGTTTGCAAGTGCCATAGCTACCGGAGTAGCTACTCCAAGTTTAAAACAAGAATATAATAAACAAGATGGGGATTTTAAATATACTGAGTCCAGTCAGGTAGTAGAGTATGATAGTGGATTAAAGAAGTTAATCTTACAATTAAAGGATAAACAGTTTGATACTTTTATATTTAATGATTTTAAGATACCTATGCTTACCACTGCACCTGGGATTTATTTCCCTTCCGCTGGATCCTTAGCATTAAGGACATGGTATACTAATTCTGAAAATACCATTTTTAGAATAGGTAATTCTTTTCGTGGAATAGGGAAATATATTTTCTGGAAACATCCAGAGGATGGAACACTTGAATTTTCTGGATTGCATTATTGTTTTAATTTTACCTTTAATCTTCCTGAAAATTATGTGGCAAGCCCTGATTTTGTAGAAAAGGTAACTACAGAATTGACCATATCTTTTACGCAGTCAGGTATGAGAAGTCTATCTAATATAGCAACAATAGTTACGGCTTTTCATTTGATGGTTAATGAAGGAGATTATGCTGGTTATTATATAGGAGAACTTACGGATCCTCAGGGTAATATATTTTGGGGATTATCCGCTACACCGATTGCCATTAGAAATGATTTTGATGTAAGTGTTAATGGTAATAAAGATAATGTTTGGTCAATTAGTGAAAATATAAATTTAACTGATCCTGTTATGGTCCAAATTATACCTGGGGTTGATGGTTGGCAACAATTACCAAGTCTATGGGATCAATTAGGACAACCAACTAAGATGTCTTTTATAATTAGTTTCTTCCCAAGTTTGGCTATTTCAAAAGAGGACAGTTTTTGGTGGGAGCCTAATAATATTATAGGGGATGTTCAGGCAGGTATTACCCAACAAAGTATTCTTAATAAATTAACATACTACATAAATGCTGATTTCGTTAAGACAGAGACGTTAGATATGGAGTTCTTTGACTTATCTAATGAAAATTTTGCTAACGGCTTAGAAATGTTAGGTGACTCTGCTGGAGCCGAACATATAAAAACTCAATTATGGTTGTCTGCGGCACAGGCTGGATTAGAGCCTATACCATTGATGGATATTTTTGCCCGTTATAAATTTGGTAACTATTGTAAGACCTTACATAAGTTAAAAGGAAAGATAATGCATGATGGGTATCTTAAACCTTTCTCTGTATTATCTGATGACAATTTAATAATTGAAGGAAAGATACTTAAATTTTTATTACATGGTTACATTTGGGATTTAAACAATGGCACGTTTAATATAGAAGCCGTTGAATATACAGAGGAAGTAAACTCTGTTCCTGTTGAGGATAGTTCTGGAGCACCAAGTGAAGAAGAACCGCCAGTTACTTATTATGTAGAAGTAGTACCTACTGAATTATATTGGGAGTATGATGAAACAGATACCAAGAGTTTTACGGTACTTACTAATATGCCACGTTGGTATATTTGTACAAGAAGCTATTATGAAGATTATGCAATATCTGTATGGGATGGAGCAGAACAGGTATTAGATGGTGTATTTACTTCAGGGATGGCTGTTCACGTAGCTCCATTAGGGACTAATACAGGGGATGTTAATTTGAATGGTTATATTCTTATTGCCAACGAAGCTGATTTACAGATGGTTAATGGAACGGTAATAGTTACTCAGGGATATGAAGGAGTTAATGATCCACCAGTAGTTAATGGATTTGTAGGAGATGATAGTTTTGTGTTATCCCAATTTGATAGTGTATTAGAAACCTTAAGTACCGGTCTATGGATTCAATGGACTCCTACGGGATATGTAGGTTCAGATTGGACTGTGTACATAACGGTTACAAGAGGAGGCACTACGGTAGCGACAGCTCAATATCCACATAATTATAATGGGATAATAAGAGAAATGTGGATTACAATTAATGAACTTGCTGTGGCAGGAGCAACTTATCAGGTATGTTTTGACACAAGTTTAGCCTAACGAGATATGGGAACACCTATTTTTAAAATCAGTGAGTATGTAAATTGGAATAATCCAAGTGCTATCTTTTCTGGTGGTTATGGAGGAGGAGTAGGAGGTGGTACAGAAGTAGACCTTTCCAATTACTATACAAAAATAGATTTGCAGACACCTGGATTGTCTCAAGTTAATTTTGCAAATATTGTAGATGCTTACCACAATGATTTGTTAGGGTTACAAGGAGGACTTGAATATTCAGATAGTGCTCCACCTGATAGTGATGACAGTTCAGGCGTACCTGATGTAATTCATGAGTTTTATCATTTGAGTGCCGCTGATTATACTCGTCTCATCAATTTGTCTTTCATAGATTCAATCGTAGAGAATTCAGATTTTACAGTTCATCTTGATGGTGATGTCTTTAACCCAGGTACCAATATGTACTACGGTACCGATCTTACTGGAGTTAAAGGTTGGCACCCATCAGGAACTGGTGATAATTACATACAATCAATTACAAAAGACTTTGTGATGACAGAAGTATCCATAACTATATCAGATAATTTTGAAGCATATACAGCAGGTCAGTTAGTAGGAAAAGGCCCCTGGTATGGTAATGGTATAGGAATAGAAGTATATGATGATATTTTATTAGGTAAAACGATAGGATGGAATGGAGAAGGAGAGTCTTATTATGCTATTTTAGATTTAGTAGATTTAGTTGAAACTGCTGGTTTTGACTTTTCATTTGAAATAGTAGTTATGTCCACCAGTAACACTAATTTGATATATATAGGGAATTCAACTTATTTTGAGTTCTATTGTGTGGGATCTACCTATGGGGCTTATCTGTATATATATACTGAAAATAGTAATTACACAATTTGGAAGGATCCAAAATACGTGGCAGGAGATGTTGTAATGATACGTAGAAGAGGTCTGAATATTACTATGTATAAGAATGGGGTAATTGATACTGACTGGTATGAACAATCTTCTGGAGATGGTTCTGGAGATGCCGGTGAATTTGTATTAGGTTCTGATTTTAATTGGGATGGTGATAATCGATTATGGCTTGGTATGTATGATTATACGGTAAGACTGGATAATTTTAGCATATCTTATAACATAGGGGAAATAGCATTGGTTGACGGGGTGCACCTTGTTAATGATGAAGATAATCCAGGTAATCAGTATTATTATGGTACTGATGCAAGTGGAACGAAAGGTTGGTACGATTTACCTTCAGATAGTTTGTGGGAAGAAGATAGTTTAGGAGACCTTAGTCCTATTACTGTTGGAGCAGGGATAACTGTTGATGGTATTACCATAAAAAATAATTTAATCCAATCTGATACATCTCTTACCCTGAGAGGCAGTAATGAAATAATACAAAGTCCTGGGTATGCGTATGCTGGTCCAATTTATTTATCATCAGGAGCTGGTGAGATAGCATATAAGAACCTCTATTTTGGTGATAGTGATTTTGATCAAACAACATTCTATATTGGAACAGAAGGAATTGAGAGTACTGTTAATTTATTAGTTATGCCCAAAGGTTATGGTACCATTACTCTACAGGCAGGCACAGGTGGGATAATGATGGGAGGTACTACTGGTAATAATAATTATATAGAAATTATAAACGGATTACGACCTGCAGATAGTGGTCTTACTCAGGTAGTAATGTATGATGAAATGAATTATAGATTATATTATGGAGATGGAGGAGGGATTGGTGGAGGCGGTGGGGGAACAACTACCAAAAGTATACGTATTGCCCTTCAGGATTTATTATGGATTCCAGGAG